TTTAAGGATAACCAATTCCATCAACTGTGACCGGATCAATGATTCCATGTATGGTATATCATCCAATGATTCTTTGGATGCTTTCACATATGATGTCATTTTCTGAACTGTTGCTGACTTTTCAACCAGATCAAAATCCTGTTGTGTTTTTGCTGATCCCTCTGATGTTGTTGATGCGCCTCCATCTGGATTTGCAACCTCAACCCATTGGATATATCTTTTGGCTGTTCTACCCAAATTGCACAACTGTACAATAAATGGATTTCTGCGCGATATTCCAATATAATTTGGCATGTAATCAGCCAATGTAAATGGTATTGCATTGGTACCAACAGGTGTAACATTGCTTTCTGTGATTGTACCGGCTGATTTGAATTCCATTGATTCAAATGATCCTTTGCCAATTTTGATTGTGAATTCACCATCAGCATTTTTTGTTCCGATCTTACCGGCATCAAACATTGCCTTGTAACTGTTCCACAGGTTATCAGCAAATCCTGTTGATTTGGTTTTGGCTGATTGGTTTTCCTTCAATGATTTGATCATCAATCCAACTTCCTCAATGGATTTTTTGCAATCTGCAATATCCTGATCAGTTGTTGCTGATTTGATTTTTTCAGATAACGATTTCAATTCTTTGATTTCCGGATCGTTGTTTACTAACTCTTTAAAATTTTTGATGGTATCGGATTTAATTTTTTCCAATAGTGCATCCTCTGGTGTTTGTGACATTTTTATTTTGATTTAAAATTTTTAAAATTTGGTTTCGTTTGCTGTTTTAATACTGTTTTTTGATCGGCAAATTAATGTGATCATGTACAATGATTAATACATGGCAACAATTTTACTAATATCTAATTGATTATTTGTTGGTTGTGATTTCTTTTCATCAACAATTGGTGTGTTGATTATTTCACCCATCATTTGTTTTATCTGTGCCACCTGCAATTCAAATGTGTTCATCATGTCATCTGATTGTGTTCCTGATGATAATGATTTCACTAATTTATCCATCCTGTTGTTTAATGAAAACAGAATAGTTTTTTTATCTGTGGATTTTGTTCCCAAATATGGTGTTAATGAATTTGATCCAAATGCAACTGTTGATCCTTCAAACAAATTAATTTCTTTTATAACAAACACCATTTCGCGCTGATCCATATCCTGTGGATTAATAATGGATGATTTGATTTGTTCCCATTGTACACCCATTGAAAATTTTTCAATCATCTGCAATTGCATGTACCGGAATCCAATTGAATGGTTATCATATACACCCTCCAGATAATTCTGCAATGTGTCATTACCCAATTCTGTATTGGCCATTTTTGTTTCAAAATATATTCCATTGATACCATCCAATTCTTTTTCCTCCAATACCTGTATCTTTCCAACCAACTGTGATAAATCATGATTCAATGCATGTTTAATTTTGGCAACTGCAGTTGATTGGGCACCCCTTTCTGTAATGGATTTTTTGGCACACCCATTTAACAGGATATCACCATCTGAATCCAACCAATTATAACTGTTAAAAAAACCTGTTACAATCCTGTCCGATGTGCTAACATCCTTTACAGATATTCCCTGTCCGAATGTCTTAACTGCATATTGGATTCCCTGCCTGTTCTGTTCCATTTTATTTGTGTTTTGTTATAAAATCATTCAATGGTTTTGTTTCACAATCCAACACATCCTGCAATACTTTTTTCTTTGCCATCCTCTGAATGTTTTTTGCGCGATTCATGAAAATGGTGTATTGTGTGTGCGTCATGTATATTTTGTCCTGTTTTTTTGCAGGTGTAAATGCTTTGATAATATTGGTTATGATACTCATGCTGTTGGAATTGATACTGATGGTATTGGCTGTGTTATTGGTATCACATTATTTGTTATCATGCCGGTTGCAGTTGGTTGATCGTAGCCATAAACTGACATCAGAATATTAACTGCTGTTGTTTTGTCCACAATTCCCTGTGCCACAAACTGATTGATTTGCATTATTCCGGATACTGATCCAACCAATCCGCGCAAATTATTTTGCGCCTCTGTTAATGTTTCCTTTTCAATTGGGATATATTGCTGATCTGTTAACTCTGCATACTGTTCCAATGTTATCACCCCATCATTATACAATACTGAATAACCATCAATTTCAATTTTTTCTGCCTGCGCCTCCTTTAATTCATCCTCCTTCATTATTGGCAGATATGAATAATCCAAACACAATTTTTTCCCATCCAATTTAAATTCATTTGTTAGTGTATTTGCAAGATCATAGGCAATTGGCTGTATGCCATTTTGATATGATGATTTTTCACCTGCATTTTTATTCTCATATGTGGCACCTTTTAGTGATGGGAAAATATCCCGATCCAACCCAAATGCTGATATGATGGTTGCAAAATCATCCTCAATTTCCTCAAATAATAATAAATCTCTTGTTGGAAATGACATTGGTTGCCATGTCAATGATGCATTGGTAACTGATATGTGTGATCCTGTTCCATACAATCCTTTCTGATTTTGGAAATCATTTTCAATGCGCAACCTTTCATCCTTTGATAATGGAATGCCACCAGAATTATCTTTGGCCTGATTTGATAAAATACCAATCATCCCTTTTTCTGTCATCAGGATGTTACGCGTTTTTAATGATGCAACAATGTTGCTGATTGGCAATTTTAATCCTCTGATTTTGCTGATTCCCTTTCCTTCAATTGGTGAAAAATTATAAGAATCATAAATGACAGTTTCTGTTTGGAATTTTTCCTGCAACCCCATTGCTGTTTGCATCAACTCATAATATTCAATGATGCCATTGATATCATATTGGTTGTAAAATTTGCCGGTTAATTTTATTGTCATCCAATCTGATGGCAGATGCCATAAACATTTAATTGGTGATGTGGTGGTGCCTTGTAGTTTGTAAATAAAATTATTGGAATACAATGCTCTGTAAAAATAATATTGATACAACCATTTTTGGCTGTTCTGAATTGGATTGGGATTGTTTAACAGTTTTAAAATTGGATCATCAGGATATGTTATTGATTCATCCTTTGTATCAACCATGATCCACCGGCCATTGGAAAATAATTCTGCACCTTTATTAACAACCACATTAAGGTGTGGGCAATCCATATATGCAATCATGGATTTTTCCACATCAACATAAACAGGTGTGGATGCATTGAATACCTGATTAACAAAAAAGTTTTGGGCACCCCTCCGCCATTGCCAATTATTAAACCAACTTTGAATTTGGTTTATCGGGAAAAAATTAACCATATGACAAAAGTAATTGATTAAGTGAAAAATTGTAATCCAAACGCTTTGATTCTTTTCAACGGATTAATCCGGCAATCATCACACAACCACACCCCACACAATGAACACCATTTGCATAATTTCTGATCACCATCCCTGTCAACCAATAAACAACACATGCATTGTTTGTAAATTGATTTGCCCTTAAAACATTTTTTGCAATTTTTATCAGCCATCATTTAAACAGGTGTGGTAAAAATGATTGGATGAATTCAGCCAATCCAGATAATGAATCAGGTGCATCATCATCATCCTTTGTTGCACCTTTTTCCTTCATGTAATCAAAAATTTGGCGCATAAATAAATCATAATCACTACCCTGTTCAATTTCATCATCATTAAGGAAATAAAAATAATCTTTTATGAATAAGTAGTTTAATATGATTCTGGTGTGTTTGTTATTACTGTTGGTTACCGATAGGATTTTATCTGATGATACTGCATTGCGCAGATTCTTTATGAATACTGATCCCTGATTATTTGCCTCAACCCTGACATAATCAAATATATGTTTGTTGATCATGCTGATGGTTAATGGCTGTGTAATGTCAATGTTATCCTTTGTAAATAAAATATCAGTAATAAATACTTTGCCATCAAACACATATCCAACAGGAAATGCAAATGAATCTGTACCTTCATCAGCCACATCAATGTATCCCAATATTGATTGCAACCCATCCAATTTGAAATCCTTTCTGCTGTACCTTTTTATTTTATCGCGCTCAAATAATGTTCCATCCAACTGCAATTTCCATCCTCCAATGATTTCTGAATGATACCTTTTTTTATCATCAGTTTTTATTTTGTTGATGATGTCAATAAATGATGGTGATAAATTGTTGATGTTATCCAGATATGTGGTGTGGATGTGACAAACATCCGGATGTGTTGATACAGGTACATCATAACCGGCAATGTTTTCTATGGTGTGTGATTTTGAGAAAAATTTTTTCCAAATCCAATGATCCCTGTTTGTTGGATTCATGATCAGTATCACACGATTCTGCACATCCTTATGCCTGATGGATAAATCAATTTTATCAAATGTTTCCTGATCTGGCAACTCCTCCGCTTCATCAACCACCCATGTTGTAATACCTTGTAATGATTTTAATGATGCTGTTTGTATTCCGGATGATGTTTTAATACCCTTAAACAATATTTCTGATCCTGATTGCGCATTGGTGATATTATGTTGGCCAACTTTAAATATTGATTCTGCATTGAGCATCTCAATTTTTTCCTTAAACTCTGGAATGATTGACATTTCTGCTGACACCATTGTGTATCTGGTGAACAGGATTTTGTGGCCAATCTCATATGTCAGTAATGTAAGGAATGTTGAAACGGAAAATGATTTTGATGATCCGCGCCCACCTGTAACAATTATATATCTTTTATCTGTTGTAAATAATTGTTGGTATTTTTCATTCAGATGCATCATCTGGTGATTCTGTTTTTACCCAATCAACTATTGGCACATTAACACCATTGGATGTTACATCAATTGATTGCTGTGGTTTCCCTTCAACACGATCCAAAATATGTTGCATTGATTTTGATTCTGGATCAGTAATGGCCTTTGCCATCATTCTGATCAACATTATTTCCCTGTTTGTTAATTTCCTCCCTAACTTTTCTGTGTATTCCTGC